CAGGATAAATGTTATGAACAATTGCTCCAGGATATTCCATCTGAAGATGTTCTGCAAGTTCATTCTTGCTCATCATTCTACCTTCAACTTCCATCCTATAAATTTTTCCTTCCCAAACCACATCAGCAACGAATGATTCTTTTGCCACTTCAGGTTCCGAACTATTAATATAAAGATTTCCGTTGAAATCTCCAGAAATATTTACTGACTCTGATAGAAATTGCTTAAAACTTTTCATTAGCAGTTCCACGCTCTAAGTGACTTGTTAATTCTGCTATCTGGATCGTTAGCAGTTTTTGTAGAAGTTAATTTTTTCTTCATACCTTTCATTCTTGCACAAAATGATGCGCGACGAGGATTTCCAACTTTTTTAGATGGTGCCTTTAAATCTGAACCAGGATTTTCTGCTTCATAAGAACGACGGCCTTTTTCATTTAATCCACCTTCTTTATTCTGACCTTCTCTCTTAGTCCATGCAGCACCTTCTACTTGAAGAAACTGTTCACCAGGTTTAATATCTGAGATATAATATGATTGAACTCTAGAACCGGGATAAACTTTTTGAATTTGATCCTGAACTTCCTGACGATTTGGTTTAGTTGTCTGTGGAAAGAATAATTTGATCATAAAATACTTTCCTCTCCAACTCAAAGTAACTAGAATAATATTTCCAGTTTTTGACGGAATTCTAACCGACTCTCCCATTGGTTTTACATAATTTTTATCTGGTCCTGGTTTCGCAGAACTTCCTCCCATTGGTCTCTTTGGAGAGCATTCGCAAGGTGACTTTCCACATGCTTCACAAACTTTGGTTTCTTCTGAAACTGATTTCCAACCACCACCTTCTGACTTATATCCTTTTGCAGCCCAACCATTTGCATATGCTGAAGGATATACATCAAACTTTGCTTTTGCCTTTGCCTTCCACTTGGCCCAAAGTTTTGGATTAGTTGGTTTATTTTCTTCTTCCAAATCTACTTCTTCTGGAACACAATTTGGAACCATCCTGTTACCTTTTTTCTTTAAACCTTGTTGCTTATATCCAGTCCAGCAAGGATCATCCTTTGCTTCATCCATAGATCCTTGAACATTGTGCTCACCACTATCCAAGTAATCTGCAGCTGCATCAATATAATCTGCTGCTTTTGTAATTTTTGATTGTACCCATGCCTCAATATTGCCCTCTCCCTTCATTTTTGATCTGAGACGCTTTACTGCTCTTTCAATAGTAGAAAGTTCAGATCTTGCCATTGAGTGCTCATGATCTGGTTCTGGTTTTTTAGACTCCATAACTCCACCAACAGTTACTGCATCCCACATAGCAGGTCCATAAGAACATTCCATTCTTTTTTCCTTTTTCCTACACATCGGACAATATCTCATTTCATCCGACTGTTCTTCAATCTTATTGGATACCATTTTTGGTTTTCCTCCTTTTCCTGGACGATCTGCTACTGGATCTTTTTCTCTCTTTCTTCTTACTGCAGCGGCAATTTCATCTTTAGACATTTTTGCTGCTTTTTCTTTTGATAAACATTTTGGTTTTGCTTCTCCAGGTTCACGAGCACATTTGCCAATTCGTTCGCCTTTAGTGTTGTAACGATCCCATCCACCGCCGCCTACACCACCCTCTCCACCAGTTCCAAACCACTTACGGAGATCTTCGTAAGCCATACCCCTTCTAGTATGTTTCAATTCACCTTTTTGTTTTGCTAGCAATTTTTTTGATCCAGCGCCAACATTAATATCAATCGGATTTTCGTCAGGAGTTTTCTTTTTTGGATTGTCATAAACATCCACATCACCATCAGCATCACGATCAACATATTGGACTGTTGAGTGATGAACTAATTGTTTTATATCTAAATTAGGATCCAACTGATGTTGTTTTCCTTTTAGATGTGGTGTTTTATGCGAAAACTTTTGATTTTTCATTCAACTGGTTTTGATTTAGTTTCTTCACCTTGGGCTCTTTTTCTTCTCGCTGCACAATGAGCGCGTTGAGAAAATCCTTTTGGATTTGAGCAATCAATACTCTTTTTATATTTATTACTCCACTCTTCTTGAAACTCTTTAAATGTTTTCATTGGTAGATTGCTTTTTGAGTAATTTAGCTAACTCTGCCGTTGAACCTACGAACAATGCATTCGTAACATTTGTTGGTCCTTTAATACTCTTATCCTCATCTAGATCTTTAAGTTTCTTTTGAAGATCCATGAGTTTGTCCGTGGCATCAGCAACATTTTTGATCAATTGACCTGCAACTTCATATGCTCTTGGCATTTCACTTTCTTGAGCTAATTCAAGAATTCCATTAATTGCCTCCTGACCCTTTTCAATCAAAGAATACAAATTACCTCTAGTGTATTCGTAATCTTTTTTTACATCCTCTACTGAAGATGATATTTTTTCAACCTTTTCAATTGGTTCTACTTGCTTTTCTACAATTTCTCCAGAGACATTGAATGTCTCATTTAGGTCGTCAAATTTTTTTGTCATTTTCATGAGAATCCGCCACTAAATCCAAAATCATCTCCAACCTCAATCAATTGGTCATCTTGGTTTGTTATTTTCTTAATATCTGCACCAGAAACATGATTAGATGCTATTGTCTGATCAGATCCTCTTACAACAGTGAGAATATTTCCAGATTTTGATTCAATATACATTTCTTCATTATCAATGACAATGTATGTTTTTTCTGGAATTGATGATGCATCAATTACCGTAATTTGAGTTTCAGATAAACCAATATCTCCAACCAAACTAGTTGTGACAGTTCCAGTATAATTCTTAATAGCTCTTGGTTCTGCTGAATAAGTAAGATCTCTTGCTCCTGCCTTTGAATCTGACCCAGAAGAAGATGCTGCAACAAAACCAACAGAAACTTTCTTGATAATATCTGAGGATGCTGAAAGTACAGGTCCAAACAGATATGTTTTTGCCGTAAACCTTAAGGTATAAATCAGTGCTCTTCTAGTACTAAAATCACCCTCATAATCATCACTCATTGTGATACTATCCAGAACAATTGGGATGTCTCTCTTCTCACCAATTTCTTCCACAAGATTGACTGACATATTATAAGAGGGTTGAAAATATGGCAAAATTTGCTCTACAATTTGGAGCATGTCATCATTTAACTTGGTCATAATGCTAAGTTCAAATTGCATATTATAAGGAACTGGCATATATGCCTTTTTTTCCTGTGTTTTATTTGAAGTCGGTGCAGTTAGAAATGTTTGAGTTTGTGTTACCTTTCTCTGCGAGTCATAATTTAAACCAATAAATTCAAATGACATTCTTGGTAAAGTCATTTGAACTGGCTTATTTAAATCTGGAGACTGTTCAAGTCTTGCTAAAAACTTTTGTGTTGGTCCGTATGCGAGAGGAACCTTAATAACACTAACAACTTCGTCAGAGTTATTTGTATGCTTAATTGAAATATTATTGAATAGTGAACCGAAAGAAATAACAGTTCTTCTTAATATCTCATGATAGAAATATTCAAACATTTTAAAATTTTTTGTAAAGTACTTAACAAAACCTTAGTGTTATTTATGTTTCAAGGCATACCAAAAGGATTTATCTCTGAAAAATCGATTATTTGATCTGCTTCTTCCTCTATTACATCATTTTGTGCATATGGATCATTGATATCGTCTACATCAACCGTTCTAAGAATTCTAGTAGCACTACTTGCAGTTCCAACAATAGTTTCTCCAGAAACAAATGAACCTGAAATTACAGATACCTCTAGAATATTACTTACAGCACTCCATTTCTTCACTCTTGCTGTTGTTCCACTTACTGATCCAGTAACAATTTCATTGAAAATATAAGATCCGGTATTTCCACTACCAACGATTGGAGATGCGATTGATATTGTTGGTGCAACAGTATATCCAACACCAGCATCGATAACTCTTATTGATGTAATTGTTCCAGCAGCACTTACAACAGCAAATGCTGAAGCTGTTGTTCCTATTCCTGGAGAACTAATAGTTACAATTGGTGAAGATGTATAACCAGATCCTCCGTTTGTAATTGTTATTATTCCAATAACACCATCTGCAATTTCTGTAGTGGCTGCAGCACCAACTCCACCTCCACCAATAAATGAAACTCCTGGAGCAACAGTATA